CTTTTACAGCCTCATCAAAGTCTTTACCTTGCGCTAATGCATAACCGCCTGCCGCTATACCCGTAGCCGCTGCCGTCCCTGCCCCTGCAAACGTAAGTCCCGGTATACCGTATGTATATGCTGCAGCAGTAACAATAAATTTGATTGGGTCCTCTTTAATGGGTTCAATAATATTGTCGTCAACCCAACTTCCTACATCTGAAACAGCTTCAATAACAGGTTGAAAAATAGTGTCATCAATAGCGCTTCCTACATCTGAAACAGTTTCAATAACAGGTTGAAAAATAGTGTCATCAATAGCGCTTCCTACATCTGAAACAGTTTCAATAACAGGTTGAAAAACAGTGTCATCAACAGCGCTTCCTACATCTGAAACAGTTTCAATAACAGGTTGAAAAATAGTGTCATCAATAGCGCTTCCTACATCTGAAACAGTTTCAATAACAGGTTGAAAAACAGTGTCATCAACAGCGCTTCCTACATCTGAAACAGTTTCAATAACAGGTTGAAAAACAGCGTCATCAACAGCGCTTACTAGGTTTGAAATTGGGTTTGTAATAAAGCTAAACCATCCCATGTTATACTCCTAATGCCAATCCAGGCGTTTGTCTTGTGCTCAAAGTAATTGTTGCTGCATACGCACCAGGTTTAGGCTGTTGCATTTGAATTTTGTATTTTTGTGAAAGCTGTTGCAGTGCGGCAATGCTTTCTGGCTCATCAACATTCATTTGCACAGCTGCAATGCCATCTTTTTGTAGGTCATCAAAAAGTCGCATCATGTTGATAGGCACGTTAGGCGCAATGTCTGCATTTGCTGTATACACAACTGCTACAGTTGGACTTTTTTGAGAAACCATTGCAACAAATGATGTGTTACCGTAGCGCAATGCTTGTGCGCCTGGGTAAGTCATCATTTTTGCATACGATGCTTTTACCATCTCAAAAGGTACTTGTTCCTTTGAGTTTGTAGTATCAATCTCAAGGATCTGACCCACTGTCAGCATCTTTTGTTTACTGTCTATTAGTTCCATACTATTGCACCTTAATAAACTGTTTGCACAAACCGACAAGCCCAGTCACGCCAGTCAGTAAAATCCAACGGGTTGGGCGGGTTCTTTTGACAAATGCCAGAGATGGCGCAAAATGCCACTCCCCACTCTTGCCAATCTTTTTCATCATTCAGCCTTGGAATGGGCGCAAATTGCGCTAAGTCAAGCGACAACTGATCCGCCCAATCTCTCAATTCAATTGTAACTGGCAAAGTAATCAAATGATACCCCCAAGCACTGTGCCATCCGCCTCTTCAATGTGAGCAAGAATCTGCCCCATCTGGTAGTCCCCATCAATGATGTTTGAACTAAACCTAAAGCGCATCTCACGTCTAATGTCTTTGAAAAACAGCACCTGTTCATAGGGCGTAGTAGCAACAGCAGGAAACGCCCGCTGCTCTGTTTGCACCTCAACAGACCTTGCATTTGCGCGCCCTGAAATAGATGCAGTCATTTCTCCTACCTGCACAAAATCTGGCTCAAGCATTGTGCAACGCAAAGACTTTTCGTGGTTTTGTGTAACCAGTGCACTCATGTCAGCAGTTTCAAAGTATGACTCAATGGCGTTTAATTCGTTTAAGTCTACCTCATTTACACTTATTTCATGTTGCCAAAACTTAAAGTTGTCACCTGTGTAGGTAATACGAATAGCACCGGTGAGCGTGGTGCGAATATCACCTGTTTCTGTTGTTCTAATGTCCGGGGCAACACGAGTTTGAGTTTGCAAGACACCGGTAAGGAAAGGGCGACCAAAAGTGGTTGCAAACTCTCCTGCCCCCCGCCCACCATTAGGCAATTCTGTGTCATACCAAGAATTCTCACGCACGTTATAAATGACAGCATGGGTGCATTCTGTGGCGGAGCCTCGTGGGTAACACCACCAGATTTCACCAAAGCGTGGGACTTTAAAAGCAAACACCCGCTGCGCCGCCACACGATTCAAGCCATCAAAAAACCAGTTGAGGTTCATGTTGTTGGTCAAGTCACGAACAACGCCATTGAAGTAAATAAAGCGGTCAGTGCCACACCAGTAATATGAACCGTCATACTCAATGATGGAGGCAGCAGACAAAACAGAACTCTGACTGCTAATAGTGTCAAACTGAAAAATCTGATTGCCGCCCACATACGATGCACGAATCACAGCGTCCAGTGACCAATAGAGGCCTGCAGGTGCATTTCCTGGGCCGCCCCTTAGGGGTAACCCTCTTACAAGTTTTTGTGCAGCTATACGGGCATTTCCTGATCCCACGCCAGTAAGATCAGATGGGTTGCCTGGAACTGACCAGCCAAGTGAACCATCTTCCCCGAAAACAGTAAGGTAGGGGTGAAGGACACAAATGCCACCTGATGCATCAACCCCTGTTGGAATAGTCAACTCAACCAACCTGTCATTGGTTGTCAAGTCCCCGTAGAACACTTGCCCGTTAAGGGTGTTGGATAGCGAGGTGTAATTAGGGGCAACTTGAGCAATAATTTTGTTGCTTGGCACCAAACTGATTGAGTCGTACAAAACATCAAACTGCCACAAGTTGTTTAAGTTTTGATTAATGGTGATAGGAGTTTTGTCTATTGTTGGACCTGGCAACCCCTGCTCATTCAGAGTAATCATTTGAATGTAACTAGCACTACCTGTGTGAATGTACATGTACCCGTTTTGAGTAAATGTCTTAATGCCCCTGCTTGTTTCAGCTAAGTAATTGGTGACATTTTGGTAGCCAAAAATCTTTCTTGGCAAACCACGTTGAAACCGAACCCATTGCCCATCTACGTAAAAGTCACCCTCAAACTTGGTGCCATCCCGCTTGATGCCAGGAAGCGACTTGATGACAATAGGGGTTGTTGCCATTAAAACGCACCACCGTCAATGGGATTTAGTCCTAAGTTGACTTGAGCAGCAGCAGGTGTGATTGCGCCTGTGCCACCTTGTGCAACAGGCAAAGGTACACTAATACCGGCTGTTTCTGCTTGAATAACCTGCGAACCATTGCTATACAAAATAGCAGAGGAGGATTGGTTAACAACTACGCCTGACAACGCCGCTGTTTTTACAGTAAGTGTAAAGGCACCTGTGGTGTTGTTGGTAACCCAGTATTGTTGAATGGTGTTGGGTACAATGATGTTTCGATTACCAATCAAAGCACCTGTAAAGTTATAGGAGACACGGTTTAATTCAGAACCAGACAGTGTGTAATTGCCTGTCCCCGCCACATTGATACTGATGTAGTCAAACGAAAAAATGGCAGCTTGCCCAAATCCAAGTGAGTAGTAATTGGTACCATCAGTCAGAACAATAGCAGAATCAAGTGGTTGTAGGACAAGTGTAGATGCAAGGTCAATAGTATTGGAACCAACTGTTGCAATGGTCAAAGTGCCTGTGCCGGCATTTTTAACCTGCACAAACCAGTTGTTTCCTGCAACTGAGGCAAGTGGCAAAGTAAAGATGCCCACACCGCCTGTCCACACAAAAGTATTAGCACGATCTGGAACTAAAATTGAGTAGTCACTTATGTAAACTAGCGCCGGCATTGACTGCGACAACAATGAGCCTAATGCAATAATTCCTGTACCAGCAAGTGAGGCAGCGTTGGCGGCAGACACGGCAGCCCCGTATTGAAATGTCCGCCATGTGCCTGCCGCTGTGCTGTTATCAGTCAAATAAATTTGGTATGTAGTGCCTGCGGCAGAACTCAAAATCTGTGTGCCAGCAGAATTGTGCACTGTGTAAGAATAAGCGCCCGGGTTGTTGAACAGGACTGTTTGCCCAACGGACACCTCATTTGCAGGTGGCAACCACAGCTGTTTACTTGCTGCTGTTTGCGTCACATCCATGATGCTAGCAATTAAGTTGACACCTGTTGACGCCTCCACAGGCCAACTGAATACAGTTATAGCATCAGTCAAATTTACTGAAGCATAAGAAACAACACTTGACGCTATGTTAGAGCCGCCAAAGATATTAGTAAAGACAGTCATCGTTATACCTCTTGTCTTGACGATGCACGGTCAATGACCTTCTTGTCGTCTTCTTGGCTAAGTGCACCAGCAGCCATTTGATAGAATTGCTGCCACACGGGAATTCGTTCATCATTTTTCAAATAAGGTGTTGCTTCAAGCAACGTGCCGTACAGCAACACATTAGGCGCAAATTCAGTCAACCAATTGGTTTGACTTTCATCATCAAGCAATGCAGGCAGTTCGTAGTAAACAATTTCAACAGGGTAAGCACTGTCAGGAGTAGGTGCAAAAAGCCAATGCTTGTAGTCGTAATCTGTGTAAAAAACAGGTGCACTTGTTAGTGTTTGGTCAGGCCAATAAGACCTGCAATACTCATAAGAGCGGCCGTAAATGGTGAGACGAGAATTGCTTGCACCACCTGTGCCAATGTTTATTGATACCGTTTCACGCCAGCGGTCTGGCTTTGCCATCACCGCCACATTCGCTTGCATGTTGGTGGTGACCACAGTTTGAAAACCTTGAATCTTTAAGTCACGTGAAATGCGCCGTTCTGCGAGGTTGATGAGTTTGGGAATTTGGGCGTAAACAAGAGGGTCAGTGGCGGCAGAGGCGCCCCGCTCTAAGTAACTGCGAACATCATCCTTCAAGGACGAAAAGGTCATTGCCTGTGGCATTACACATTCCTTTCAAAATGCGGGCAATCTACCAAAGATTTGAAGTTGCCACCCCAACGATTCTTGGTGTTCAACGACTCCCAGTACACACCTAAAGGCGAAAGAGTTGCTTTGTCCCAAATTATACATCTATCTTTAAAGAAATTCAGATCAATAGCGCACCGTTTTAAATGAAGAGAATTCATTGTTTTGGAACGCCCCGTCTTAAAATAAATGGCTTGCTGTTCGGGAGTGCGGGCAAGTTCCCCGCCGGTCACCACGAATCCTTGGTCTGTAGCGTACTGGATTAGCTTACACATGTCCAGCAAAAACGCAGCTTGTTCGGTGCTTAAGCTCATTTCTTGCTCCTCATTTCTGCAAGTTTCTCAACAGTCCTACCGCCAAAATAAGCGCCCATTATCAGCATCCCCCAGTTACCTAGCAACGTGACATAGGACTCGTTTGCGTTGTACCCATAGGCAGACATCATTGCAAACAAGAAATAGCCTAGAAAAATAGCAATCAACGACATGGGACGTATGTTCTTGGACAACCAAGAATCGCTAGACATATCTGATTGCCAGCGGTCGGTAATGTTGTCGGCGTCATTTTGCGCGGCCTTGGCAAGCACCTCTAGTTCAGCCAACTCCATCTTGGCTTTCTCAATACCTAGTTCCAGCAGGCGCTCTTCATGCTCAAATTGAAGCTGGCGCAGGTTGCTGACATCTTCTGCGGTTGGGTCGTCAGGTATTTTTACACCCAAAGTTTTTTCAACAACTTCCTTACCCTTGGCTTGAATAGCGCTGGACAGTAGTGTCAGCCCATTTTGGGCCAAGCTACCGAGGAGGGATGCGACTATTGGAATCATTGTTTTTCCTTTTCCTCTAAGTTCTTTAACAGTTTTTCAATCCTTGCCTCTGTACGTTCTGTCCTTTTGTTTAGCGCCAGTGAATCAAAGTACAGCATCACCATCAACGGGATCACCAAGCAAATCAGAACCATCAACAACATTGCAACAACTACGTATCCCGATTCAAATGAATGACGTACATCAGCCCCCATATTTCCAGAATCACTATTAGCACTGCCCCAAGAATCAGAGCGTCGTTTTGCAGTCTGTCGATCATTTGCTGACGTTGCCATTTTCTTTTCCGTTCTGCTATCACCTCTTGCTTTATCTCTTCATCATGCTTTTTTGCAAGTCTTTTAAATTCCGCTTCGTACCTTGACCAAACTGCACCCAACGCTGGGTCAGTGTGGTAGACCAAGAACTCACGCAACTCAACCGCTTGGCGCTCAAGTTCAATCTGGTTGAACACGTTTTCAAGAGCTTGCGCCTTGAGCGATTTTTCCTTTGGTGGGTTAAGTTCTTGGCGCTTGACTTCTTTCTTTACTTCTTCATGCGCCTCAAAGAACTGCCCAATGAATCCTGAAATCTCCTTGGTTACTTTGTAGAGGTCAGAGCCTGCGGCTTTGGCATCCTTATACAAAGCAATGCCTTGCTTAATTCCAGCAATTGCAGCCAGTGCCAGTGTGATCGGTTCAATGTCACGCTCCTAAAACCTTCATCACAAACTCGGCGGCAACGCCGGGGCCGAACAACACAGCCAAGATTACCGCATACAGCAGGTACTCTATCTTTGCCATCCTCTTTGACCCCTCGTCAAATCGAGCCTGAATCCCTTCGTATCTAGTTGCGCAAATCGCTTCGTGGACACTAAGGCGTTTATCAGTCTCAGTAGCGAGTTCGTGAATTTCTGGCATTTGTTACTCCGTTGTTACTTCTTAGTGTGTTGTCATTGAAGGTTGACGGCTTGCCTCTTGTACTCGCCTTGCAAACTCAGCAAAGTCTCCATCGTATTTTTTGCCACCAATGTGACTAAGAGTCATCTTTGGATCAAGCCAAACCTCATAGCCAAGCTTTTTGAGCTTTTCAAAATAAATGGTGTCCTCGCTCATTAGTTCACCATCAATGATGGCAATGTCAAACACCATGTGGCTGTCTTTGCCTCCAGTGTTCTTGTAAGGCTGTGAAGAGTTAAAGACTTCCTTGTGAGCCTTTGCAGAAACTTTGACAAACCCAGTTCCAAGGCTGTTTGCCTTCATCAAACCGTTTTCATAGATATTCAGGTCATCAATGTTGACTGCATACATCTCTGAGACATCTGTCTTCTTACGATATGTGCCACCAACAATGTCTTCAGGTCGATTCGCAAGCTCCAAAGCCCACTCAGGGTTCCAGTACACGTCACCATCAATCCATATGACGGACTCATAGTCGCCTTCTGCGGCAATCTTTGCCAGATCGTTCCTTGCCCTTTGGATCAATGCATCGTTTGCAATCACCACATGGACAAAGTTAATTCCGTTGATCAGACCAAGCTTTGCTGTCTCTACCATTGCGTTGCAATACCAAGCATCGACTTTGCTATCGTATGAAGGTGTTGCAATCATCACTTTTCTTAATCCATCAGCCACGTTACGCCCCTTTTAGTGTTTGAACTTCTGCTTTTAACGCCTCTACTTGGGCGCTTAATTCTTGCACGGCTTTAACAAGGACTGGGATCAACTTGCCCGGTGTCATTGCAAAATGGTCAGGATTTTGATCTTCAACCAAGCCCAACCAACGAGCATTGTGTTGCTCAACAACCGCAAGAGATTGCTGGGCAATAAAACCCGAATCAGGCAAGCCAACACGACCCCCATCACGCTGATTCCAAGTAAAGCGAACCGATCTAAGGTCGTTGATAAAGTCCAAGCCAATTGGCAAGTCTTGAATGTCTGTTTTGTCACGCTCATCAGACAAAGCCGATATGGTGGCTGTCTGGCAACGCAAGGTGGTTACGGCACTGTTACCCAAGACAATGGTGTTGCTTGCTGTAGCGCCACCAGTGGTGTCCACAGCGGCGTTTCCAACAAAGGTGTTGTTTGTACCTGTAGTCGTTGCGTTACCAGCGTTGTAGCCGATTGCCGTGTTGGTTGCGCCAGTAGTTACAGCCACAAGAGCAGACCAGCCTACAGCAGTGTTTTGGTTACCAGTTGTAGCCGCCGTTAGTGCGGCGTATCCAACAGCAGTAGTGCCTGTTGCAACTGTTGCAGTGTCAAGTGCAGTTGATCCAATGGCAACTGTTTGGGTTGTTGTGGTCAATGCCGCACCTGCATTGTTACCAATCAAAGTGTTGTCAACACCAGTAGATAAGACAAGTCCAGCACTCCAACCAACAGCCGTATTCCTTACACCCGTAGTAACAGCAGTCAAGGCGGCATAGCCCACAGCGACGGTTTGGGTGGCTACAGTGGCAGTATCTAAAGCGTTAGAGCCAACAGCCACCGATTGAGTTGTTGTTGTCAATGCCGCGCCTGCATTGTGTCCGATAAGGGTGTTATCAACACCAGTGGTAAGAGCAGTGCCAGCCGACGTGCCAATTACAACGTTATTTGTGCCAGTTGTAAGAAGGTCAAGTGTGTTTGTACCAATAGCAATATTGTTTGCGCCCGTAGTGATAGTCAGACCAGCGTTGTAGCCAATTGCAATATTGTTTGAGTTGCCTGCAACAGTTTGCGCACCCAATGCATTTGTACCGATGGCAATAGTTCTGCCAGAAGTTTGCGCTGAGTCAAGAGCGTTGTGACCAATTGCAATGTTGTCTGACCCTGTTGTAAGGGCAGTGCCAGCGTCTGTGCCTATAGCCACGTTATTGGTTGCAATGGTAGCTAAAAGCAATGCCCGTGTGCCTATGGCTACGTTGTTGATGCCTGTTTGGTTTGACCTTAAAGCCGCAAGGCCAACCGCTACGTTTTCATAGCCAGTAGTATTTAGATATAAAGCTTCAGCGCCAACAGCTACGTTGTAATAGCCAGTTGTATTTTGTTCCATAGCTATATAACCAATAGCTGTATTGTAATTACCTTGATTGTAATAAAGAGTTTGATCGCCTACCGATGTATTAGAGACTGAAGTAGTACTATAAAATTGCGAATTACGACCAACAGCAGTGTTGTTTGAACCTGTTGTAATGGCGTTCATAGCGTTATAACCAACAGCAGTGTTGTATGAACCGCCATTACAAGCCACTAAAGTTGATTCGCCTATGGCAGTGTTGTATGCACCACCTACATTTATAAGTAAAGTTTGATAGCCAACACCTAAGTTTCCAACGCTTGCATTTACGTTTAACGACTTATGCCCAATTGCTACAATTTTGTCAAATGAATTATATTCAGCGGCTTTATATCCAATTCCTACAGAATAATTTCCAGTATAAAATCCACTAAGCGCAAATGTTCCAATTGCAATGTTTTCTACACCAGTGGAGACTGCAAGAGATGAATATCCAATAGCAACGTTGTCTTGTCCAGTTGTAATTGCATAGCCAGCATTTGCGCCAATGGCAATGTTGTTTTGTCCAGTTGTATTAGAAAATAACGATTGATACCCAATAGCAAGGTTGCCTATTGCATATGTTTGGGAACTTAGAGCTTTAGAGCCAATTGCAACGTTTTGTTCGCCGCTGACATTGGCTTTAAGAACCTCTGCTCCAATACCAATGTTGTGACTACCTCCAACTTGTAAAAGCATAGCTTCAAAACCGATAGCAACGTTGTTTACTCCCGTTGTTTCTGCTCCAAGGGCGTTTGTGCCAATAGCGACGTTTGGTGTGCCAGTAGTTATTGCGTCTCCTGCATTTGCACCAATAGCAATGTTGTTGCTTGATGTGCTTACCAACAGAGCGTTGTGACCAATTGCAACGTTGTTGATACCTGTTTGGTTTGCCGCCAATGCACTTGTGCCAATTGCCAAGTTTGGCGTACCTGTAGTGATTGAATCACCAGCCAAAGCACCAATCGCTATGTTGTTACTTGCTGTATTTGCCAACAGAGCGTTATGACCAATAGCTACGTTACCAGTGCCTACCGCATTTGCGCCAAGAGCGTCCGTACCAATAGCAACGTTTTGAACGCCTGTTGTCAAAGCATCGCCAGCGGCATTACCGATTGCAACGTTATTTGATCCAGTTGTTGTAACGCCAAGAGCGTTTGTTCCAATGGCAACGTTACCGTTGCCTGTGGTAATAGCATCACCAGCCGCATTACCAATAGCAATGTTGTTACTTGAGGTTGCAAGCAACAAGGCAGAAGTTCCAATGCCAATATTTCCTGTACCTGTTTGGTTTGCACCTAAAGCGTCAGTACCAATTGCAACATTTGATACTCCTGTAGTCAAAGCATCGCCAGCGGCGTTACCTATGGCAATGTTGTTAGAGCCTGTTGTAACTGCTGTAAGTGCGCTTGTACCAATGGCAACGTTAGAGTTGCCAGTAGTGATTGCGTCCCCTGCATTTGCGCCAATTGCTATGTTGTTGCTTGATGTTGCCAAGAGCAGGGCGTTAAATCCCAAAGCAACGTTACCAGTACCAGTTTGATTTGCACCAAGCGCATCCACACCAATTGCAAGGTTTGGAGTGCCAGTCGTAATTGCATTGCCTGCTCTTGAACCAATAGAAACGTTATTACTTGCTGTATTCACCAACAACGCTTGGTAACCAATCGCTAGATTGTCAACACCAACAATGTTTGCACCTAAAGCATCAACACCAATAGCCAAATTTGGTGTACCAGTAGTTATTGCATCACCTGCTCTTGAGCCAATAGCAATGTTTTCGCTTACCGTATTCACTAACAAAGCATTGTGACCAACAGCTAGGTTATCAACACCAACAATGTTTGCTCCAAGAGCATCTGTGCCAATTGCCAAGTTTGGTGTGCCAGTAGTTAATACATCAAGTGCGCCAGCACCAATTGCAATATTGTTTGATCCTGTTGTAACTGCTCCAAGCGCCTCTGAACCAATGGCAATGTTTGCAGTGCCTGTTGTTATAGCATCGCCAGCGTTATGACCTATTGCTATGTTGCTCGTTCCAGTTGTTACGGCTCCAAGAGCATCTGAACCAATTGCAATATTTTGAATGCCTGTAGTTATTGCATCGCCTGCGCCATTGCCAATAGCAACGTTGTTTGATCCAGTTGTAGTTGCCCCTAAAGCGTTTGTACCAATTGCAACGTTGGAGTTGCCAGTAGTGATTGCGTCTCCCGCCAAATTACCAATTGCGATATTGTTACTTGATGTAGAAGACAGTAAAGTGTTGTGACCTAACGCAATGTTTCCTGTACCCACAATGTTTGCGCCAAGTGCATCAACACCGATTGCAAGGTTGGGTGTTCCTGTTGTGTTTACATCTAATGCACCCGCACCAATTGCAATATTATTACTTGCGGTGTTGGCATTCAATGCGTTGTATCCAACAGCGGTATTTGTTGTGCCAACAAGGTTTGCGCCCAAAGCGCCAGAGCCAACGGATGTGTTTTGAGCT